TTACGTTTGCAACCTCTTTGATGGCTTTCAAAACGTCTGCGAACATAAAATTTGCGGCTGGTTCAAGCCTCGCCAACAACGCCTGTTCATCATCAAATCTATTTTTTCTCATGGTAGCCTCCTGCTGATTTTTGTGTCTAAAAATTGCTGTACTGCCGCGACACTGCGGCAAATCTCGACATGGCAGTTTGCCGCAATAAGGTCGGCCTGCACTTGTTTTTGGGCAGGAGAAATCCTGCCGGTCTTTGTCTTGAGTTCGATAAAAATGGGTGACCAGTGGACGCCTTGAATGAACCACGTAGGTTGCACAAAGATTTCCAAATCAGGCCAGCCAGCGCGAACGCCGAGGCGCTTTTGTTTGACGCGGTATTGGACGCGATGGTTGCCCTCGTTTGGGCTGTGATGGAATATCGAGCCGGGCGGCAGATACACCTGCAGAAACTCAACGACTGTGCGCTGAAGCTCACTCTCCAAATTCATGGAGCAACTCGTCTGCCGTAACTTGGCCTTGAGCCATGACGACAATGCGTCGGCATAGCTTGAGGCTCGGTTTTCTACGCCCGGCCATGATGTGATTGATTGTGGCACGGCACACACCGAGTTGTTGTGCCAAACTTGTGTATGATCGCGGGCTGCATTGTACGTAATCTCTAAAAAACAAAATAAACCTCATATGTGCATAAAATATTATAATATGCGTAATCTTATATTGATACTGGCACTTTAAGTACAAAAGCAAGGTATCTGGACTCAAAAATCTGTGGGTAAAAAATAACCGCTTTGACACCAATAGCTTACATGTGTTACTCAGAGTGTCTGTTCGACAAAAATTGGGAGGTAAAAAATGAGTGAGAATATAGTGCGACTGCCAGTCGATTACTCAGCTCCGCCAAACGATACATTTGATCCGTTGTGCGATGAAAAAACATTGCGATGTATGGCTAAGTTTTTGACCCTCGGAGTAGTACACCCTGACAACAGGACAACCGATTTTGTGCGCTCTCTGCCCGAAGAGACCCAAAAGGATTATGGCATTATGTCTCCACTTTTGTTTGCGAGAGTGCCTGCCACGCCTGCGACTGCGCAGCTAAGTAACTCTACGCCAATCTATCGCTTATTTTATCAAGACGCGCGAATACCGCGATGCGCGCAAATCATTGCAAGCTCATGGCTGCACAAAAGATTAATGACATGGGATATACTAAAACAGACGATGGGGCGTCCGAGCATGCAGCATCGAATTAGTGTTCGTGAATCTGTAAATTTACTCGTCGAAAATAATTGTGTGACTGAAACAGAAACTGGTCAGCTTTTGCCGACACGACGCTTGCTCTATTACTTTTTGGAAACCATAGCTTGGATGGCAGACCGGTTGGCTGATTTTTTTGAGCAGGCAAAGCCTTGTTTGACAGAACTGTGGAACATCAACGGCGAAACTAGCTGGACCGCGATAAATACAAATTTGGTTGATCGGGAATTGAGAGTATGAAGTTTCACACAAGCCTAAAAATGCATCGCGAGCGCGTCGGTTATACCCGCGATCAGATCTCAAACAAAATCAAGGTATCGGCTCATGCGTATCGGCGCTGGGAACGTGGTGAAACAAAGCCTAACATAGAGCAAGCGATGGATTGCGCCGAGGTGCTGGGCATTGACATGAACGAGCTTTGCGCCGGTCCCAAACCAGACGCGCTGCAAACAATTGAAATTTGCGTCGAAGCCGGTCAGGCATACAATGTTTTTGTTCGTGGAGCTGACGAGCAAGAACCAAAAACGTACACCTCGCCTGTTCGGATATCTCAAAAATCGAGCGTTGCAGGTGCGCTTACAAACCGCAAGAGCAAGAGTTCAGCATAGTCGAACAGTGGGAGTTGATAGAATAATGGGTATAGCGACCGGCTAATTATTGCATGATTGTCAGACATATGTACTTATCGTATACATGTCTTTTGATTTTGTACCAGAATATGCCGCGCGGTTTTCGTTTACGTCGCACAGCCCATCCGGTTGCACCCGACCGGACGATCTGGAATTCTTTGAGAAGTGCGTCGCGCGCCCACGCGAGATGCGGTGGCCGGGCAATGCTGCGATGGCGGCAGGCCGAGCGGCAGAAACGGCAGTCAATCTTGCGACGGTTCATAATGAGCCATGGCAGAATGCGCTACGGTCTGCGTTGTCCGAGTTCGACGAGCATGAATCACCGCCACATATTGAGAACGACCAAGCAAAGCATGCGCTCATTCGCGACCACGTATACACGGTCAAGCAATCTAAAGAAGAAAAGGACGCAGGCGCGCCAGAGGTCACTGGCACGTTTTTTGAGCTGACGTGCGCAAATCTGCTGGCAGGCACCCTTGAGGCAACGCAAGGCGCAAATCGCATCGATGACGGTCGCTGGGTCAGCATGCAAATGACCGGCTGCGATCTCGATTTCATCGGTCAGATCGACTTGGAAGCTAGCTCGGTTGTCGAGCTGAAAACAAGCTGGCCGTCACCCTCTGACACAAAGCAGGGCTTCCGCATGCCGTCGCTGCCAGCAGCACCGCGTCCAGACCATATCATGCAGGTCGCTCTGTACCGCGCGTGGTTACATCGGCAGGAGCAGCACGTACCCGTAAAGTTGATATACGCCACACCTGCAGGCTTTCGTGTTTTTGACAGCGATACCTGTGAGGCATTGGGCGACGCCGCCATGGCGCGCGCGCTGAAACGCATGTGCCGTATCGCAAAAGCTCGTGAACATCTTTTGAGACGTGCGGAGGATCTCGACGATCTATTCCGATTCTTATCGCCGGACTATTCGCATTTTATGTGGCGGGACAAACCGCCCGAATATCTTGAACTAGCAGGGAGCACTTTCAAATGACCGAGGATGAAAAAGTAATAGTGACCGATTGGCTGCGCAAGACAATTGAGCAGCTGGAAAGCAGAGCGCAGATGATCGAGGCTGATGAATTTGCATACACAAACGGCAGCTATCGCGATGCGCGCGAGAAAATCAAAGAAGCGAATACACTCCGCTCAATGCTCGGTCGTATCCAATGAGCTATGATTCCGACTTGGCTTCAGCATTAGTCGCTGCCATAGGTGAGATGTCAGACCCAGCTATGACCGGCCTCAACCCGCATTTTCACAACAAATATGCAACGCTAAAAGATTGTCTCGATAAAGTGCGACCAGTGTTAGCGGCACACGGTTTGATGTTAACTCAGTCGGTCATCGCAGGCGGAGATGGTAACGACAGGCTCGTCACGCGCGTGATGCACAAGACCGGACAATTTATTGAAGACGAGGGCATCGCGCTAGTGGGCGCAGATAACATGCAAAAGTATGGCAGTGCAGTCACATACGCACGACGCTATGGCTTGTGCAATCTCTTGGGTATTGTTGGCGATCCAGATGACGATGCGGAGATCGCTAGCGCGCCGGACAAAAAGCAAGCCGCAAAGCCAGCGCAGGTCGTTCAGCTTAATCCGCCAACCGCGCCTGCGAAGCCCAAGCTGGATCTCGAATCATGGGCGGTGGATGCGGCAGAAAATTTAAGCCGCATACGCAACACGGCAGAACTGAAATCGTGGTCAAGTTTAAACAAAAGCACGCTCGATCATTTGGAAACTGCTTTGCCTGATACTCACCATGGACTGCTAACAATATTTAACAAACGTAAGAGGGAGCTTAACAACAATGCCTAAATACAGAAGTGTAGCGAGAACAAATCTTTTTAAAAATGCAGACCGTTTTGAAAACAACGTGCCATTAGAAAAGGGCGCGCCGCCTTGGTCAAACGGCAAGTTTCAAGTTACGGAAACACTACAGCCAGGCAACTACAAAATAAGCGCGTGGATGTACTCGGACACAGGAAACATCAGCATCGACATACAAATCGTAGAGCAAGACGAGGGAGGTGGCTTCAATGTCTAGGAATGGCAAGCTGGTTCCGCTGGTCGAGGCGTCCGCCGAGCTATTCGGCGGGGTGCCGGACGCAACCGGCAAAATCAGAGCTAGTGAGGCCGCTAATCTGCGGCTGCGCAGAATGGTTCACAGGGGCGATATCACCGGCAAAAAAATTGGTGACCGAATCTTTATACCACGGCAGGCTATAGATGACCTCACCGCTTGAAGTGTTACAAAATGCACAAGCGATTATCGAGGCGCGAGGTGATCTGCACGGCGACTGGAAAAAAAACACCAAGACCACCGCAGTGCTTTGGTCGCGATACATCGGTTACAGCGTAACACCCAGTCAAGTTGCGCTGATGAACTGCCTGCAAAAGATATCGCGCATGATCAGCGGCGGCTTGCAGAACAAAGATGATTACGACGATTTGGTCGGTTGGGCGGCAATCGCTGCAGCACTGGTAGACGATGAAACGCAGGAATAAACGTGTCGTAGAGCAAGTGCCAAAGCGACCATGCTTCTGGTGCGGCAAGCCCGTCACACGTCATAGCTGGGTCATAAACGGGCTAGGCCAGCTGCTGCATATTAATAAGTGCTTCGAGGCAAATATGCGTTCGCATGAAAAGCAGTTGAAAGATGCAGTATGAAATTAAAGTCCTCGACCTCTTCTCTGGCATCGGAGGGTTCAGCCTCGGACTTGAGGCAGCAGGAGCTTTTCGGACTATCGCTTTCTGTGAGCAGGACAAGTTCTGCCAAGCCGTCCTCCGCAAACACTGGCCCGACACGCCAATTTACGGCGATGTCAGACAACTCAGAGGTTCGGAACCCGCACTCGCAGATGGTGTTGATCTCATCTGCGGCGGGTTCCCGTAGCTGTGCCAGCCGTGGTCCGTTGCCGGGGAGCGAAGAGGCGCAGAAGATGACAGAGACCTCTGGCCGGAAATGGCTCGGCTTGTTGCAGAGCTACGGCCTCGCTGGGTCATTGGCGAAAATGTGCGAGGCTTTGTTAACCAACCAATGGGCCTCGAACGCAGCCTTTCTGACTTGGCGCGCATCGGCTACCAAGCCGTCCCATTTATTATTGGAGCTTGCAGTGTCGATGCACCGCACCGACGCGACCGCGTCTGGATTATTGCACACGCCGACAGCCAAGGCGAACCAGATGGCTCCGTCAATGAAAGAACGCGACGCGGGCAGTTGGTGGCCGACGCCGACAACGCCAAGCGGCGGCGGGGAAAGATCGGGGGACAGATCAGGCACGGGCAACCTTTATTTCATGGCGAGATCAGGACAACTATGGCCCACGCCAGCGACGCGCGATTACAAGGGTGCGAACAGCAGCAAACATCTGGCAAAAGCAAGAGGGCATCACGATCAACTGCCCAACGCAGTCAAAATGGCGGGTCACAAAAATGGCAAACTGAACCCGACGTGGGTCGAGTGGCTCATGGGATATCGAATAGGGTGGACAGACTTAAAGCCCTCGGAAATGCCGTCGTCCCGCAAGTCGTCACGCAAATCGGAAGAGCGATAATTGATGGGTAAACGGTCTGACTTTCAACGGCACGAGCGTGATTACTATCGCACACCGCCGTCTGCCGTTGAGCCTTTGCTGGCACACCTGCCTATCATGACTCATTTTATAGAACCCTGCGCAGGCGATGGCGCGCTGATTGATGCGCTTGAAGCCGTGGGGCATAAATGTGTATACGCGGCAGACATCAAGCCGCAGGCATCCAGCATACGGCAAAGTTGCTACAGCAAGACGCCTTATATGCCCGGCGTCACAATCATCACAAACCCGCCATGGTCCCGAGATATTTTTCACCGCGTTATTGTGGAGCTAACTCGCCGCGCGCCACAAACATGGCTGCTCGCCGACGCGGACTGGGCGCATACCAAGCAGGCAGCACCGTATTTGCAAATGTGTTCCAAGATTGTCGCGATTGGCAGAGTGAAATGGTTCGGCAATACAGCCGGAAAAGATAACGCCGCGTGGTACTGCTTTGAGCGCACCAACGACGGCGTTACAAAATTCTACGGTCGTTAACTATAATTTAGTATTCATTAACGAACTTTATTAAATCGTCGAAACTATCGGTTTCTATCAGACGCACGTTGCCGTCAATTTGATGTACGCAGAAACGAAACCAATCCTCATCCTCTCTCATTGCGGGATCTGGATGATCCATAAATATTTGTAAACCTCTGGCCTGCCATGAGGGACACGCGTCATTGTGAGACCCGTAATATTCCCAGCTTGTAGGGATTTGATCCTTAATATCTTCAATGCAAGGTCTGAAATACTCAGGCACCGTTTCATATTGATCAGTCATCGTTCCATCTCCTAGCTTCGTAATTGATACACTTTACCCTCTACGACAATCGTGTCTTGTGCGTTGTCCGTATTCAATATCGAGTCAGCCACTTCGTTTTCGGCATTCTTGGTCGCGTCATCTAACCGCTCACAGTACACGCTTCTGCTGAAATTGATGTTGGTGTGACCGAGTCTGTCAGCGACCTTTACAAAATCGTTTTGCGTTTTGTGTGCAAGCAGCGTGGCATAAACATGCCTAAAAGTGTAAGCCGTAAAGTGCCTGTCGATGTTTTCTATCTCCAGCACTCTTTTGATCGTGCGATTCCAAACCTCATAATTTGTTTTGAAATCTCCAACATGGTTAGGAAAGACGAAATCATCGTCGCTGGCAAAAGGGCTGCGGAGCCTCCACTCTTTTAATAACTTAGAGAGCGCTCCAAGCGGAACAGCTCTTCGACCTTTCTTGCTCTTGACGTTGCCAATAAAAGAAACGCCTTCTTTACCTCTCTTTTTTGCCGTCGTCACAAGCAACCTGTCATGTTCAAAATCGACCGCGCTCCATCGCAACGCTGCAATCTCCTGCGTGCGTAATCCAGTTGTTGCGATTGTGATAACTGCAAGACCGTTGCACCAGCCTTGTGGTTTGCAAGGATGTCTGCGCGCGCGCTCACGCAAACTTAAAGGCAGATAATCATCTTGAGTGTCGTATGCTATCAACCCCCGAATGATGCGTTCGCACTCCGCGAAGTCAAAATTATAGCCAACGTCTTCTACGATCTCGGCTTCTGTGAAAACTCTTTGGCCTTCGATCCGAACTCTTGCGGCAGGATTGTGATTTATCCACTTTAATTCAATTGCATGTTCAAATACCGCGCTTAAATAATTTAAAACGTGTTGCCTGACCAAACGAGATCGAGGGTCAGACGCTATGTAGTCAGTAATTTTGTCTTTTGTGATTTCAGAGACCTTTGTGTTTTTGCCAAGGCACTCGATAGGTCGCTTTAAGTTGCTTTTGATTTTTCGCAAATACTCCCAGCTTAACGTTTTTCGTTCCGCTCTTTCTTCTTGAGACGCCATGTAGATTTTGTACGCGGATTCGAGCGTGCCAGCAGCAGATCGAGTCACCACACCATTTGTATATTGCGCAGCATTCAGCTCACGAGCTTTTTGTTCTGCATCTTCACGATTACGAAACCAGATCAGCTCGCCTTTTTCTCCAGCGATTTTCTTTATGTCCTTGTGGCGGGTGCTTACATAGTAGCATGCCCACCCTTTTTTTTGCCTCGATTTTACCGGCCCTTTAGCTACAATCTCGACCATTTCACAACCTCCTGTACTTGATTATCAACAATATAGGTACTCTCAGTAACATTTTTAGCATGAAAGTACGCATAGTTACCAGTACCAAAACCTCTGGAGGTGTTTTTTTGTTACGCCGTTGTTACGCAAAAAAAAATAACCGCCCAGAACAGGCGGTTTTCTGCGGATTATTCTAACACCCTTTGTGCTTCGTGTTAGCATCGCCAGTGCCAAAAATTAATAGACAAAGACATAACGAGCCATACAAAGGCGCGCATTTCTGCGGGTTTATCCACAGGCAACCAACCTGCGTATAGACACTACCATACAGGATATGCTCGCCCAATCACTATTTTCCACAGATATTTGTTACGCCGTTGTTACGTGAATTGTTGTTACGTGGATTAGTGTTGGACCCAGCGGGTTGACCAGGTGCGCGGCATGCGCGTTTGCGGTGTTATGGTCTCAGGCGGCGGTGCCTTCTGGGTGTCCAATTTCGGCATGCAGTGCGCCTCTAATGCTGTCACGCGCCTATCTATGACGTGATCTTTGCGCCAACCATACAGGCCATTCGCGCCGCCCACGACCATCAGCGGCAGGCAGGCCGACAGCATCAATGCTGCCATGGCTATCAGAATTATTACTTTCATTTTTTAAAGCTGCGGCCTCTGTCCCCAAACCACCATAAAGTGGATGCGGATGCTGTATACACAGTCGTCATTATTAAATATCGCATGACTTCTGATTGACTAGCTTGGTCAAGAAAACCTTTATTCATGGTGAACCAAATCATTGTTACCATGGCCCAACTCAGAAGCGTTATGGCTGGGCGAACCAATCGTAAAGTATTGACGCACCACTGAGATCCTTCGCCGATTTTGCTGTCGTGGTCGTAGCTCGCCACCATCTGCTCGGACGCACTTTTCTGTGATGCAATCGCCAGCTCGCGTTCGGTCTCTTGCTGGTACGCCTTCATTTGTATTTCTTGCAGGCGCAGCTCATGCTGTCGGTCAGCCACCTTTGCTTTGTTAGCTTCGCGGACTTCCAAAAATTTGAATATGCCGGAGACAGCTGACCCAAGTATGCCAGTAAGGCCGCCCGAAAAAACTGCTCCTAAAACATCCAACATTACCAGCTCCTTTCCGGGCCGCAATCTACGTGCAAAAACGACCGGTAATTAATTCCAAAACCCGTAAACCCTGCCTGCTTTGCAAATTGAATGAGCTGCTGTTTCGACTGACTTTTTAGCGCAATGTCGAACGCATCACCCTTCTTGTGTCTGGACAACGGCGCGCCGCCGACCCGCGCATTGTGTATCGGGTCACGATATGCGCTGTTGATGATCATCGGCTTGCCGAGCAGTCGTCGCAGTGCTTCGAGTTTTTGTATGGCCGTGTGATTTGCCAGCAATGATCCGTCGCCTTTCGACGCCAGCTCGACCGGCTTAAAAAAAATATACGGCCATTCGACAGATGGCACACCTGACCAATGACTGTAGCGGACGTGCATCAAGCTACGCTGGAATATCCGACCACGCACCCGACGACAAAAGCTGCTCCGGCAGTGATCAAAGTTTTCTTATTCTTTTTGAGATAGCGTGTCGCTCTGGCTCGATATGTGATGATTTTTTTCTGCATGAAATTTTCCTTTTTTTAATCTGCTTTCCGCTCGCTCGCGACAGGAATATGTCGGGAGTTGTGTATACCTTCCATATGCTGCATCTGTGCCTGCAGCACTGAAATTTGCTCGATCATGCGTGCGAGCTGCATATGCTCAGTCCTCAAAACCTCCGGCGAATTTAGTTTCGAAAGCACTGCAAGTCTCTGCTCTTGCGTTTCTGTCAGCGTGAACAGCTTGTCTTGACGGCGAGCCATCTCGCGCAAGCGGTCTTCAACGTCTTCTAATTTGCTGGTGATTTGCTTGATCTGCGATTTAGCTACAGCGGCAGCTCCTGCCATCGATGCGACCATTCCTGCGATGGTCATCACCATGCGAATATCGACAGTGCCGTCCATCTTAGGAACCGAGCAAAGCCTTCCGCTGGTTGATCTCATCAGCAGTCAACGTCTCTCCGTTCAGGAGTTTTTCATTCATAGATGTTGTAAGGATAGCGAGTTTCTCCACATCGGTCAGTGCCTCTGCTTTTAAGGCATATGTGACTTTGGCGCTCGTCAAATCGCCTGTGAGATCAGGCATGATGTAATGCCTCACCAGCTTTTGCGTTGCTGCGTCATAGCTCGGCTCAGTGTCGTCAACTACGAGCGGCAGCCAGACGCTTGGCTTATCGAGATCGCGGGTCGGGCTGTCATAGTTTTTTTGTTTTAGTATAGCGCCGTCCGCTTTTCGGACTTTAAGATATTCTGTCATTTAATTCCTCACACGCTCAATGTAAATGTTTTGGTTTCGCCCGCTGACCAGCTTAAGCCAGTTTGATCCGTTAAAATTGTTTTAACTGAAAAGTCCGTCACGTTGGCTCCCCATAATTGGAACTCAGTTGGACTAGTATTCGTGTTGCCTGTGTGGTTTTTAATCGCCAACGTGTCTGGCAGCACGCTTGCACCTGCACCGAAATCCACTTGATAAAAGCCGGGGTTACTAAAATTGGTCTCAGCCCACCCAAAAGTTCCGGCGTTGTCATCAACAGCGTGAAAAGCAGAATTGCCACCAGATTCTTTACTGGCTGAAATCACGACTGGCGAAGGCGCGGTGTTCGATAACATGCTCGGGATTTGATCTACACCATCAATGCGGAGTTCAAAGTTTGTTAACACAAAACTGATGCTTGGCCCGCCAGCCACCGCCGTAGTGTGCATCCTAAAATATCTAAAACCGGCAGCAGCACTGACGCCACCCAACACTAATTTTTGCTGTTGCAACATTAGGCATCGTTCCCGGCGTTAGTCGTCAGAAAAATTTTACAGCCTATCAGTCTTGCGTCTTCAGCAGCAGTATCGTTTGCATCCGACACATCTCTGAATATTCTAAAAAATGACATGTCCCCCGCAGCGGGGCTACCCGCTATTGTGACCGCTCCGCTCTCTGCGCTCACGCACAGGTCTTCTGCCGCAGAGAGGTTCTGGTCGTCTACCACAACTGCTGTTCCATAGCTCACGTCAATAGTGTCTGAGTCCGAACATGCCACCCCTTGCAATCCCCACGTCACACCATCCGTGTCAGTTGCCGTAGAACACCAATACACTTGAAAGGTGATCGTTCCCTCGTTCCATTGCGCTGGCATGGCAATTTGGAATTGCGCGTGCTCGTCTGAACTCCCGTCGTAATCGAGCACCTGCATGTCTGGACGTCCCGAGCTGGTTTCTGAATCCGTGATCGCGGCACAACCATTTGACACCGTGGGACGCATCGCGCTTGCTGGCACAAAGATTGAGTGTTTGCCTTGTAAACCGATGCCCGTTAATGCCGTTCCATCGACCGCTGGGATTTTGCTGCTGCCATCAAGTTGAACGATATTGTTTGCACTGGTTCCGACGTTTAATACAGCGGCGGTCCCAAGCCCCAAATTTGTGCGCGATGTCGATGCACTCGCAACATCTGATAAATTGTTGCTGGCTTGCATGTCGCCGCTGCCCGAGCCAGCATTTCCAGATCTTGTGAAGGTGATACGCACAGCGTCCGAATTGCTAAAGCTCCCATTGCTGGTCAGGTGCGTCAGAGCAAGCTTAACGTATCCGCTTGCGTCGGTGCTTGCGCCGCTAATTTTGTAAACCGCAAAGTTCTGCTGGGCAGACTTTTTGACGATTGTGATCTGACCGCGATCAGATGTAGTGGTCGAATCATCCCAAGACAACAGAAAAGCAGACACGTCAGGGTTGCCGCTATCGGCTGAGGTGTCGTCAATGAATGCGGCAGTCACGCTGCCTAGCGTTCCATTGTTGAGCCTAATTACACCGGCACCGGGGTCCGCATCGGATGTTGTGGTGCTGAAGGTATAGTTAAGGCCACCCGCACCGTCTGCGCCTGATGCGCCAGTTGACCCAGTACTGCCCGTATTGCCCGTAACGATACCTAGCGCAAGCGCGCCGGTCGTATCGCTGTAGCTTACGGTCGGGTCTCCCCCAGCAGACACCGCTGATACCGTTACAGAGCTGACCCGGCCCGTCGTCGCCTGCAGAGTATTTCCGTCATCGCTGAAACCGAGCAACTTGCTTGCGCGCGTTGATGCGCTATCCACAAACTCAGGCGTCGTTATGCTGTTGGTGCGCGATACTTTAAACGAACGGTCCAGCTCTTCCTGCAGCTCCTGCGTTATGTGCGTGAGCTTGTCGAGCGCGCTTTCATGGGATGCGGCAGGGAAGGGGTCAGCAGGCTGGTAGTCGGTCTGCTGCTGCTGCGCGGTCTCGCGGCGTATCACAACAGTCTCGCCGGACGCAGGCGCGGTTACAAATGTAACTGTGCCGCCTGCGGTCTCACCGACGCCTGTGACGGCGTAGTTTGCAGACCCGGTCCCTTCGGTCTTGGCAGTCTCTGCTCCCGTTGTGTCCGTCCGTATAAAGACCTTTAATTCAGTGCTGGCAAAAACTTTAAAGGTGTAGCTAAATGCCGTAGTCGAGCCATTAGCGCTGTAGCTGTTTTTTATGGTGGTTGTCGTGACTGTCATCGCATGTCTGCCTCTAGTTGCTCTTGCTGTTGCTCAAAAAATTTTTCGTTGGCATCATCAACCGCGTCGAGTTGTGGTCCGAATACGGGATGATTACGAACCTCTCCCTTGCCGAATTGAATAGCCTGCAGCCGTATCTTTCTAATAATGTGTTGCAGTTGCTCAGTTGCGATGTTGTTGCCAGCCTTGCTTGCTTTTTGTAGTTGTTTGAATTCACTGTCTTTCAGAAATATTTGCAGTTCCTCAAATGCTTTTTTGCCGGTCACTTCATGGAAATAATCCAGCTGCTCATCATCGTACAAAACGACACTGCTCTCGCCTTCTGGGTACGGAGCGTAAGGCAGTTGAAGTCTGGCGATTTCTTCATCCACAGGATTAGGGTCATACATTGTGATGCGGCTGCGGTTTGTAACTCTGCCCCATGCATCGCGCGCTGGCTTCAAGTTTTCTTGAACAAACGGCAAACGCGACTGTATGCCCCTTGAAACCTTTTCGCTGTAGTCAATGCCCGTCTTACGCCGGAACCTGCGGACATCATTTTGCAGACGGCTCATTTCATTCAAAAATGCACTGCCCGGCACAGTAGCGCTGGTTGCATAATTCATCATCATTCGTGGCACTTTTTGTACGTCCTGCACGGCATCCAAAAATTGCGATACGCCAACCATAAAAGTTTTGTTTACAAGGTTATGACCAATTACTGCAGCGACACCTAAGAGCTTTTCAGTGTCGGTACGTGTGTCGCCCGGATAATTTTGCATGGACTCATAAGCGTCGACTGCAAGCCCGATGATTGTCGATACCGGCTCGATAGTATTATATGGCACCCACTTGTTTGTACCCGGTATGCGGAATGAATACGGGGTGATACCACGCCGAAGGTAGGCGGCGCGCACTTTTGGGTCGCTGCTAATACTGCCGGTAATGTTGCCGGTACTTGCATAGTATAAAGCAGAACCCATAACCATAGTTCCGAGTGCCATTTTAGCCTG